GGTCTTAGGATTCCATGACCAAGAGCATACTTAGCAACCATTAATGTACCTTGATACATAATTCCGTAGTCAGAACCAGAGATCTCAGTTGTCATATCCATTAGCTTAACTGTACCAACAGCAGACTTNTGGAAGACAAGACCAATAGTTTTACTATCNTCACCTGAGTAAGTGTTATTAGCACCACTTGGGTTAGATCCTACGTTTGCTTGAGGTACGTTATTAGACATCATTACAGGGATGCCAGCAACTTGTTGGATTTTACCAGAAGCAAACGAACCATTACCTTGTGGGTTAAAGTCAACGTCAACTGTTCTAGTAGCAGATTCAGCAAGTTTGTAGTACTCAGCAGGTGGTAATACACAGAAACGATCTGTTGGAGGGATGTCTCTCTCGTCAAATGTCTGTGCAATATCATAGATAGCTGCTGCTATCTCATCACCAGTTACGTTTGCCGAAGCAGTATTACCATTAGCAAGTGTTAATACAAGACCACCATTGCCACCTGTAAGGTTAGTAGATGCTCTTGAAGCATTTGCTATTTGCTTGGCTACGTTTTGATCATACGTTCTGGCAAGAGCCTTACCAAGCTCATCAGCGTAAGTTGCTCTTACGTCATAATGATTTTTTAGTTCGTCAATGTTAGCAACGAAACTTTGTGCAATTAGAAGATCATCTATGTTGATAATCTTTTCATTCGCTAAGATTTGGTTTGCTCCAACGAGAGGAGTACCTACTGTATGGTACGCAGCAGTAGCAGTTCCTAATACTGGAAACTGTGCTGACTTACCACTTGTAATAGTACGAACTGAATGAAGTTGCTCGTTGAAAATGTTATTTCTGGCAAACGCAGTTAGGACTTCCCCCGAAAAGATTTTCAGAAAAAGGGCATCAAAGCCTGTACCAGAATTATTAACCAAACCAAGGCGAGAGACTGTGGCGTTAGCCATAGGAAAACTCCTTGATTAATGTTTACAAATTTGAGTAACTAACTTCGTTTCAATCCTTTCTCACAAGTGGTATCTGACGCATCAGGCACTTAGATATTTAGATTTCTACTTTGTTAATTTATACTGACCCACAATTCCATTTGCGTAGTGCAAGAGCTTTGCGAGTTAACTTGCCATCTTTCTTTAATGGTCCTTTTGCTTTTGACATTCTTGCACAAAAAGATTTCCTTCTTGATTTTTGTCTAGGCGAAAGACCTGTCTTTTTTGTAACAGGGGCTTGCAAGTTTCCACCTGTTGCTCGGTTATATTTCCTACGACCAGAAGCAGTCAGACCCCCTGTCGGGTCTTTGTCCTTCTTTGTAAGAGATACTCCCTTAGACATAAAAGATGTAAGCTATTTAAAATATAGCATTATTACGCAATCTTTAAACTGCTTCTAGTATTTTTCTTTCTTCTATGTTGATAACTGATTTTTTTTGAACTGGTCTTAGCTGCTTTAAACCTTGCCTTCTCTTTACTACTCATTTCTCCTGTAGTTTTTGGAGTCTTACTACTAACTCTTTTAGAAGGTCTGCAAGCAGGGTAAGGTCTGCCTTTCTCACCCTTTCCTCTACCACAGTCTTTACCTGTTTTTACATCAACCCACTTTTCATCAAACCATCTTTTAAGACTCATTTGCCTATTTGTTTCTGTGCTTTGTTATGAGCAGATTTAAATGATGTACCTTCACGCATAAGCTTCTTCATCATGTCCATGTGTTTTTTAGAATGATGCTCTGAATGTTTCTTCAGAGTTCTCATCTGACTAAGACTTAGCTTTGCCATTTTTCTTTTTCTTAGAACGTAAGATCATAAGATCTTCTCTAGTGATTTTACCATCACCAGTTTTGTCTAATTGTTTTTGTTTTTTAGATAAGGGCATAATTAAGTTTTACGATAACCTCCACCACGTTTCTTATAAGTTCTTACAAGCCACGCATTAGCATAAGCAGAAGGATAAACTCTAAACTTCTTCTTTGCTTCTGATTTTACCCTTGAATAAAGTGAAGGGTTTGTAGGTGTGTTAGCCATTACCTGCTTTAAAAACGTCAGAACCTTCGTAACGTGCATAGACGCTTTGTGTATATGCTACGTCTTTTCCGTAACGCGGATCATCAACAGCAGCTTGTACTTCTGCTGAAGATTGGAAAGGTGTTGGTCCATTTGCAGCAGGTCTGCCTGTTACTAAATCTGGTTCTACTCCCATAGCATTTTGATAGCGTGAATACAGACCTTCAACTGCTAATTGAATAACAGGTGCGTCTGCTGTTTCTGTAATCTTATCAAAAGCTTTTACTTCTTGCTCAGATAAATTTTCTTGACACCAGTTTGCCATCTGTTCATAAGATTCATCTCCACCTACAGAGTCTTTAATATTTTGTATCTGTTGTGTAGGTATCTCATCTCCCTCTGCTACACCTCTCAAACCATCAAGGTAGGTATCGACTACTTGTTTTGAAAAACCAGCTTCACCTAATTTTGAATAGTCATCTTCGCTAATATCTCCTGTGTCAGTAAATCTTTTAGTGATGTCTTGTGCATCAATACCAACTTCTTCTAATACAGAAGCAAGACCATCTCCATAGTATTCTTCTGGATTAAATTCATCTGTACTTTCTTCTTGTGTTTCTTCTGTAGCTTGATCTTCTTCTGTTACTGTACCAAGCTTACCTTCTAGTTCTTTGTAACTAGCAGCTAAATCTTCTACTGATTTAAACTTACCAAGTATTAGACCATTCTCATCAGTTTCATTTTTAGCTAAAGTTTGTAGGTCTTCCGTAGAAACAGGTGGTGTCTCTGACACATTTAGTTGTGATGATGTCATAGTGGTTTTTTATTTAACTATAGTGAATTGTACTGCCATGTCTAGTAGTAACGTCACCAGACTTTTCTGGTACAGGGTTTTCTTCGTTAACTCCTAGTTCGCTAACGACAGCTTTAGCAGAGACAAACTTTCCGTCTTCATCTCTTTTTCTAGACTTCTTGGTTGGCATCTTGAGGTTCCTCCGTTTGTAGTTGTTGTGCCTGTGCATTATTTTTAGGATCAAGTAATGGAGATCCTAAAGCTGCTGGTCCAAGACTTTGAATAAGCTGTTGCTGTTGCAAGGCTTGTTGTTCAGCTTGGATTTCTTCTTGTGTTTTTACTAGGTTAGCAGTATCTATACCGATACTGGTAGCTAGTCTTTTTACTGCTTCATCCACATTGACGTATTGTCTCATTACATCTGGTCCTAAAGCTTGAGCCACAGTTGTTATAAATTCAATCAATTTGTTTCTATCATTACCCCTACCAAGACCTTGTAAACCTGTAACTATCTTTGGCTTGACTAGCTTATCTGGTAGCTTTGGTACTTTGCCTGACCTTACCAACATATGCATACGTCTTTTCAGATAAGGTAGTTGAAACTCTTGAGTCAAGATACTGTAGATACCACCAAGACCATTCTCTAATTCTCTAGCCATGAGATTTATCTCTGCTGCTGTCACTCTTTCTGCGTCACGTTGTACTGATCTTGCCATCAAGAAAGCCATTTCAAGCCTTTGTTCTATTCTTTGTATGGCAGAAAAAGATACATTGAAATCTGCTCCTTTACCTACTTGCATCACAGAAATATCTGAAGCACTACCTTCTCGTATAGCTCCATTCGGTGCTTTAGCTAAAGTCGCTGCCCTTGTTGTGCCATTCGGATTTACCAGAAATAAAACTTTTGCACTAGCAGCAGCCCCTTCGATTATTGCTTGCATCAAAGACTCTAATGTAATCAAGTCTCCTCTATATTCTTCTACATAACCACGACCATAATCTTCACCATCAATCCGAATGAACCTGAGAGGAATCCAAGGTGATACATCTACCTTTGATCTACCATCTGTGTTTGGTATCTTTTCTCCTTTACATTCTTGATACCACATCACATCATCATTCATACGTTTGATGTGTGTATATATATCAAGATCATCTTTCATTTCCTGTGCATCATAGTTATCTTTCTTTTTAATCTGTTCTAAGAAAGCAGCAGGTAAAGCTTGTGGGTGTATAGATTCTTTAGTTAATATCTCTAATACATTACCTACTTCATCACGCTTACAAACAAACTTAGATAGTGGATATACTTTCAATCCTTTATCTGTCAGGTAGAGAAGAACATTACCTGATACAACTAAATGCTTGAGTGCTTCAAACATTGCAACTCTATCGTTAGAAGTATCTATTACATTTTGTAAAGCATTTTCTATAACACGAAGACCTTTATCTATTTCACTTTCAAAACCTTCTTGCCCTTCTTTTCTAAGTTCAAGACTATCAATAGTCATCTTAAAAAATGTTTGGTCAGCAGGTAGAAGAGTCATTAATAGCTTATTTGATAAGCTGTTAACTCCTCTGGCTCCCACCGCTTGAAAAGGAGTTTTGATTTTACTTCTAGTACCAGTAGTTGACTCAGGTATAAGGCTAGGAATAGTAAGTTTAGAAGACTCTTTTGCTTCACGATCAAAGGTAGATCTTAAACCTACCATTGATTCATACCTACCTGCTGCTGTAGTGCCTTGTGCTGAGTATTCCATTTAGTAAAGTAAATCTCCTTTGCCTGTATTTGGGTTTCTTGATATACGTAAAGATCTAGTACCAGCCCTTCTACCCATTCTTGAAGACTGTCTTCTTCTACGAGAAGGTGCAGCAGTAGATGTAGTCTGCTGTCCAGAAACAGTAGTACCAGCAGAAGTCCTACCGATAGTTCTCATCTTTGGTGCAGGTTCCTGTGGTGCAGGGGGTGGACTTGGTTTTGGGGGTGGAGTAGGTGCAGGTGGATCTACCCTTGGTGGTGCAGGTGGGGGTGGCGGAGGAGTTGGTCTTGGTGGTGCAGGTGGTTGAGGTCTAGGCTTGGGTCTTCTTGGAGGACACATGATAATTAAATGTTAAGGTCTTCAGTTGTGTTTCTTTTTTTTGTTAAAGGTATTCGCAAAGAACGTGTACCTAAACGTCTAGCTCTTTGTTGTCGTTGTCCTGTTCTCTTTCTACCTGTCTCTCCTGTAGTCTGCTGTCCTGTAACACTAGCTGGTGCAGGTCTGCTTGGTGCAGGTCTAGTTCTATTGCTTCCTACCACAACCCTTTCAGCAGTAGGCTCTGGCTTTGGCGGTGTCGGCCTTGGCTCTGGCAAAGGTGGCGGTGATGGTCTGCTTCCGAAACACATAGTTAAACTCTCCCTCCGACTCGGCTAGATTTCTTTTTAGCTATTCTAGCCTTTGCCATTTTTTGTGCTTTAGTTGGTCCTAGTTTTCCTCTAAGTCTAGCACTTCTTTCACTTTTTTCTTTTGCACCAAGACCACCTCCGCTTCTTGATAGTTTCGCTTCAACTGCTGCAAGGTTAGGGTCAACATAAGTTCCTTCTTTCTTTTGTCTATTGATCTTTAATTCTTCTGTTGCTTTCTTTGTATCTTTTGGATTATCTACACCTGTCTGACTACCTGTTACTACAGGAGGGGAGTCATCAAACTCAGGTCTTTGAGGTTGAGGATAACTAGGACTACCACCAACACACATAGTTATTTCTCCAAAACTCTTTCAGTTAACATGGTCTCTTTCTGTCTTAGTTGTTGTTCTATAAGATAATCAACAACATACCTCTGCCCTGCACGATACCATATCTCTCGATCAGAAAGTGAAAGTTCTGGGTGTCTGTTAGGAAACACACTATCTAAACTGTTTATAAGTTCGTCAGTAATTACTGGTAAATTCACAGAGATTTAAGTGTTATATCTATATTATATGTTATCCTGATGATAGCAAGGAGTGGTTACCTTGTTGCACAGAAAAATGAAAAAGACTCTAGGTGAGTGGTTCCATCTAGGGTTTTTTTTATGGCTGCCAAAGTTTTACTTCACCTGTGCTGTAGTTATAATCTCCCTCTCGTAGTATTCTTGTGAGTCTTGCATTGAGAATAGCATCAGCAATACTGTAACCTTTCTTTGTATATGTCTCTTG